GCATCCGCAGGCCACTTCGGAGTGGGACAAAGCGATGGTGAGGGCACGAAAGAATGATCTAACGCGGGCGATGCAGAACTACCTGGGAGGTAAGTGATATGACAAAACACGATGCAGTAACGGCATACTTTCAGCCCAAAGTAGAAGAACTGGCTGGACAATACCTGGGGTTTAATTTTTCGGATGATTACAGTGGAATTTCGTTGGTAACGAATTACTCTGACAAACTTCTGAAAAAATATCTTTGTGGTGCCGAGAAAGAATATGGGTTCTCAATTGTGATTGTGCAGCCATATTCCACGGACATGGATGATTTGAACCTCACAGCGATGAACTTTGCTCAGGTGTTTATGGATTGGCTGGAAGAAGAAAATAAAAAGTGCAACTATCCAGAATTTCCGGACGGTTGCCAGATAAAGAAGATGGAAACGCTTCAGAACATGCCGAATCTGGCAGGAATCAATGCAAAAGAAGGAATGGCGCGGTACATGGTACAGTGCCGGATTGTTTATTTTGAGAAAGGAGACAGGCGATGAAAATCAGTGAGTTAATGGCAGGTGTAACGCCGAATGTATCTTATGAAGGTTGGGTAACAGCGGATGACTGGGTTCTGGCGATTGATACAAATCCATCAGCATCAGCAGCCACAGACGTGAAGGATTATGAGGTGGTACAGATGGGAATCGAAGGATTGGATGCAAATTTGAACCCGGTGACATCAGAAAAGACCTATATCCGTGCTGGAAAATCAACACAGAAAACTGGAACTGCGAGATCTTTTGCGGTGTCTGGTGATCGCTATATTGGTGATCCGGCCCAGGATTTTATGTTATCACACGAAATGAAATACGCAAAGGGCAATGCAGCAGTGACTAATTATGTGTATTTCTGCATTTTGAATGGAAAAGGAGAGAAAGGCCAGGTTTCAGTTATTGTGAATTCTGAAGGTGGTGGAAATGCGGGTGAATCTTCATCCATTGACATTAATCTTCAGAAGATTGGAGCAGAACCAGAAGAGTATACATATTCTGCGGAATAAGGAGGAAAAGCGATGCAGATCAGAGGAAGAGAAGTGGATTTTAAGATCGGGCGGTTGAAAGACGCAGAGGCGCTTGAAAAAGCTCTTGACAATATGGGAGTAAATGAAAAGAAGATCAACCGAAAAGGAAAACTGAGTGAAATTCTGATGGCTGAGATCCAGTTATTCCGCTCTTTCATTGTAGAAGCGACAGGAGAGGATGTTCTGGATGGTTGTGAAGATTTTGAAGAGGCAAAGGGGGCTTATCTGGATATGATTCAGGAAATTGCAAAGCAGAAGAAAGAACTTCTGGGGTTCTCTCTGGAAGATATTAAGTGATGGAATGGTCGATTATGTTTGACAGGCTTCCAAAGACTGCCAATATAAACGGAAAAATTCACGAAGTATCCTATGGCTATCGTACTATGATGGCTGCGGAAATAGAGATGTTCCGGCCGGATATCAGTGATCAACAGAAGATGCTGAATGCATTGAATCTATTTTACGCTCATAATATTCCTCCGGATCTGGATGCAGCAGTCGATTATATGCTCTGGTTCCATCGTTGTGGGGAATTAACACCTAAAGGTGACAGAACCAGAAAGGGTGTTACACGGCGGGGATATTGCTTTTTAAAGGATGCCCCGCTGATTTATGCTGCTTTTCGGCAGCAGTACGGCCTTGATCTCAGACAGACTCTAAATGATTCCTTACACTGGTGGGAATTCATGGCCATGTTTGAGGCATTGGATGAAAATACCAGGATGGCCAAGGTAATGTACTGGAGAACCTGCGATACAAAAGGCATGGGGAAAGAGCAGAAAGCATTCATTAAGCGGATGCGGACGCTGTATGCGTTGGAAGAACCGGAAACAACCGTGGATCACAGGTTGCGTCTTGTAAAACGCAATACAGAAATGATCGCATATGTGAAAAAGAGGGTGGAAGAATGCCAAAAAGGGTGACGTGTCCTTATTGTGGTTATTCCATGCTCATTTTTTTTGACGAAAAAGCGGAGTGCCGTGGAATAACCGTACCGTGTAAGGGACGAAATTGCAGAAAAAAATTTGAAATCAAGATAAGAAAAGGAGAACAAATCAAGTAGAGCCATGATGAGCCGATGATTTTCTCCCACTGAAAAGTGAGGTGGAGTCATGGGCTATGATGGAACGATAAAAATTGGAACTGAACTGGATGGCAGTGGACTAAAAAAGGGCATTGAGGATATCAATGGAACAGCGAAATCCGGATTCTCAAAATTTAGTGAAATTGGAAAGAATGCGCTGTCTGTTTTTGCCGGGAATGTACTGACAGAGGTTGCATCTCAAGCCAGGAATGCAGCTGGGGCAGTGATCGAAATTGGCTCAGCTTTTGAGATGGGAATGTCTACGGTACAAGCCATTTCTGGGGCTACTGGAGACGATCTGACAGCGTTGACGGATAAAGCCAAAGAGATGGGGGCCAACACAAAATTCAGCGCTACAGAGGCCGCTGAGGCGATGCAGTACATGGCAATGGCCGGATGGAAAACCGATGACATGCTGAATGGTATCGAAGGTATCATGAACCTGGCGGCAGCTTCTGGTGAAGATCTAGCAACGACTTCTGACATTGTTACAGATGCTCTTACAGCTTTTGGATTGACTGCACAGGATTCCGCTCATTTTGCGGATATTTTGGCACAGGCGTCCTCGAATGCGAATACAAACGTCAGCATGATGGGAGAGACGTTTAAGTATGTTGCACCGGTGGCTGGTGCCATGGGATATTCTGCGGAAGATGTCGCTACTGCCGTAGGTTTGATGGCAAACTCTGGAATCAAGGCAAGTCAGGCAGGAACATCTCTGCGTACCATGTTATCCAGAATGGCAAAGCCGACCAAGGAAGTACAAGCGGCGATGGATGCTTTGGGAATTTCCTTGACTGACAGTGATGGAAATATGAAATCTCTTCACGAAGTCATGGGAGATTTGCGGACTGGTTTTGGCGGTCTGTCCGAAGCGGAATCCATCACTATGGCAACGATGCTTGGCGGCCAGGAAGCAATGTCTGGTTTGTTGGCCATTGTGAATGCTTCCGATGCCGACTATCAAAAACTGACAGATTCTATCGGTGCGTGTGACGGTGCGGCAGCTTCCATGGCGGATACCATGCAAAATAACCTGGAGGGCCAGTTTACCATTCTCGGATCAGCGGCTCAGGGACTTGCACTTGAGGTCTATGATTCCGTTAAGGTGGCTCTGACGGATATCACAAAACTTGGAATTGACGCGGTATCAAATCTGACAGATGGATTCAAAACTGGCGGCGTTATGGGAATGATCGAAGCCGCTGGTCAGATGGCCAATGCCTTTGCGGAGAATCTGCCGGTGATCATAGAACAAGGGCTGCCACTGATTGAAGGATTTACGGAGAATCTTCGGGCAAATGCCGGGAAACTGGTAGATGGCGGTCTGAATCTGATACTGAAGCTGGCACAGGGCCTTATGGATGGTCTTCCAGCAATGCTGCAGCATGTTCCACAGATCATTATCAATCTGGCCGGGGTTATTAATGATAATGCCCCCAAACTGTTGAAAGCTGGCGTTAAACTGATCGGAATACTGGGAAAAGGTCTGATTCAGGCAATTCCAGATATTGTTGCGGCTATGCCACAGATCATCCAGGCGATTGTAAGTGTGATCCAGGCATTTAACTGGGGAAATCTTGGTATCAATATCATCAAGTCATTAAAGAACGGTATCATATCGATGGTTGGTGCCGTACAATCTGCTGGTACTGGAATTTTTAACGCCATCAAAGGATCTATTCAAAACTTACCAAAAGCGTTATTGGTGATCGCTAAGAATGCGGTACACAGCATTGTCCAGAGCTTTACGAGCCAGCCCTGGGGAAATATTGGAAAGAACATTATCATCGGAATCGCAACTGGAATCACCGGATCCATCGGGAAAGTAGCGGACGCGGCAAGAAATGCAGCTAAGAAAGCGTTTGACGCAGCGAAAGATTTCCTAGGTATCCATTCGCCATCCAAGCTAATGCGGGACGTCATTGGTAAAAATATGATCGCTGGTTTTGAAAGCGGTATTGTGAGCGAAACTCCAAACCTGGAAAAAACCTCAGCGGGATCCGCCCAGAGAGCAGTGGAGAGTATGCAGGGAGTCGCATTAAAGAGATCTGGAACCGTAGTAGCAGGTAATTCTAAGGTATCTGGTCCAAGTCCAGATGGTGGTCAGGGTAGCCCAGTGATTGTCTTAGAAAAAGGCAGCATTACTGGAGATGTCACCATGGATGGAGAAAAGGTTGGAACGCTGGTAGCTCCTACCGTAGATGTTGAGATTGAAAAAGCACGGAAGGAGAGTGAACGATGAGTTATGCAGATGTGCAGTTTGCGGAGAAAAGAAGTTATGCGGACTGGGGACTGAAATTGGAGTCGATTAATTTATCCTTTCCGGAAGCAAAAGTGGAGCAGATTGATATTCCGGGAGCCAATGGTATTCTGGATCTGTCTGAAGTGAATGGTCAGATCTGCTATAAGAACCGGACACTGACGTTGGGATTTTCATTGATGGATGATTATGTGGAATGGCATGATCTAAGCAGCCAGATTGCCAGGGTACTGCATGGAAAAGCAATTAGGTGCATTCTTCCGGATGATCCCAATTATTACTATGATGGCCGTTTTTCTTTGCAGACTTCAAAGGATAATGATGTAAATGCTGATTTTGTGATTGTTGGAGATGTATATCCATTCAAGTTGGAGTGTTATACAGCTGCTGAAGACTGGCTATGGGATCCATTTTCTTTTGAGCATGGGATTATTAGGGCATACAATGGGATTTCTGTCTCTGGAGAAGAGACATTAAAAATAGTTGGTTCTGATATGCCGGTTGTGCCAGAAATCACCTGCAGTGAAACGATGAATGTTGAGTTTGAGAATCAGACATTTCAATTAGCCAAAGGAACTAATAAAAATTATGATGTGATCCTTAAAGAGGGCGAAAATATCATGAAATTTACTGGAAACGGAACAGTAACGATTGATTTTCGAGGAGGTATTTTGTAATGTATCGAGTTGCCGTAGTTACCGATGGACAGGAATATCCGCTTTTAAACCAGATGCTCCGGTTACAAAATCCCGTGCTGAAAGAAAATGCCGGAAATACTCCAGGATATCTGAAATTTAAGATCATACCCCAACATCCGCATTATGATAAAATACACCCACTTTCGTCAGAGGTGTTTGTTTATGAGGATGGAGTAGAGATATTCCGGGGAAGGAGTATCACCAGCGAAGAGGAATTTAACCGGACTCATCAGCTTACCTGTGAGTCGGATCTGGCGTATTTGTGTGACAGTATTGTGCGACCGTTTGAATTTCAGGGAAGCATTGTGGAATTTATGACACAGATAGTAAACGGACATAATGCACAGGTCGAATCACGAAAACAGTTCCTTCTTGGCCGTGTCAATGTGGTGGACAGCAATAATTATATTAACCGCAGTAATTCTGAGTACTCCTGTTCTCTGGATTGTCTGCGGGACAAGCTGGTAAAAACTCACGGCGGTTATCTCCGGACACGATATGAGGATGGGAAGCGTTATCTGGACTATCTTACGGACGGAGGCGGCATTAATGAGCAGGTGATTCGTTATGGAGTCAATCTCGTGAATTACAGTAAGACCCAGGACGCAACGGAGTTATTTACGGCATTGATCCCGACAGGAGCAGATCTGGAAGAAACGAGTGCTGATGGTGGAATTACCACGAAAACAGTAGATATTACCTCAGTGAATGATGGAAAGGATTTTATCTATGATCCGGATGCGGTGCAGAAATATGGCTGGATCTTCCGGCAACGAAAGTGGGAAGATGTGACATTACCAGAAAATCTTATAAAAAAGGCGCGGGCATACCTGGAGCAGTCGATCTACCTGGGTGATGTGCTTAGTCTCACGGCGGTGGATTTGGCTAACGTAGATGTGGATGTTAAGCGCTTAAAAACTGGATATTGGACAAAGGTGATCTCGCGTCCACATGGAGTAGATGTTTTATACATCCTGGAGGAACGGACCAGGTACCTGCAGGAGCCGGGAAAAGATACGATTTCTCTTGGCGGAACGGTGGCAACGTTATCCGGGAGTACGGCAAAATCGCAGAAAGAATTGTCCGTAAAGGTTGAGCAGATCGGACAGGCTGCCAGCAAAGGGATCGATCAAAAGATCAGCAATGCGACCCAGCTGATCAGTGGTGGCCTTGGAGGATATGTCGTGATTGGACGTTCTGAGAATGGACAACCGGAGGAGATTCTGATCATGGATGCGCCAACGAAAGCCAATGCTAAGAATGTGATCCGCCTGAATAAAAATGGAATTGGATTTTCAACTTCCGGATATGATGGCGTTTACAGAAATGCCTGGACCATCGATGGCAATCTGGTGGCGGATTTTATTACGACAGGAACCCTTGATGCGGATCTGATCAAAGCCGGTACGATCAAGGATAGGAAAGGGCTATCTTTCTGGAATATGAATACTGGAGAGATGAATATAGCCGGGGTGATTGAGCAGTTGCGGGAGGACGGTTTGAAGTCAGTTCAGATTGCTAACAATGGCTTATGGTTATATTCATATTTGGCCAATGGTGTTTTGATGGGATCACTATCATCAATGAAAGATATAAATGGATCAAAAGATTCAGGTGTTCAGTTTTCAGTTAGCGGAGATAATTTATTGTCTATAGGCTATATGGATGAGAATTATACGATTTACCCTAAAATTCAGATTAATAACGATCCGGATACGCCTCCTAAAATCAGTGGTACTGCTTCAGGAACAATTCTAATTCCAGGAGGTGGAAAAATCGTAGTTGATAATGGTTTAATTACATCATGGGAGATGCCAGGACTACCAACAGGATATATCAATTATTATGATGGAAAATTTGGTGAAATCGAAATTTGGGTTGATACTGGCGCTATTACGAAATGGCATGTTGATAGTAACTAGGAGAAAAATGCATGGAAAATAATGAGAAAAGATCTGTACCGACTACATATAGCGAGGCATCATATGGTGAACCGCATTTTATAAAACCAGTCAGAGTGATGGAAAAAGAAGAGAGCAACACTGATGATGGAGGTAATGATAATGGCGGATATCAGCAAGGAACTTGATAATTTTAAAAATGCAAAATATGGAAAAGATGTTCGTGGGAGTATGGTTTCTTTGGCTGAAAAACTCAATAAAGAATCATCTGATACAGTAAAAACTGTATCGGAATATGGAGATGCGGAGGTATCAAGGGAGCAGGCGGAACAGGACAGACAAAATGCGGAGAATGCAAGGCAGCAGGATTTTGAGACGATGAAAAGCGATTCTCAGGCAGCTACCATAGCAGCCAATAAAGCGGCGGAAAGAGCAGAACAGGCAGCCACCGGGGATATATCACTGAAAACAGTTACTTTTGAAGTGGCAGCAGCACGGGCCGGAATTGTAAGCGGTGATACTCTTGGTGTAGCTTTCGGGAAGCTGGCCAAGTATTGCACTGATATTGAGGATCACGCATTTAACGCCCTGGTTAATAATGGACTGGCCAATATCGCCGGTGTCAGTGCCCTGGATGCGGTGCAGGCGAATCCGGATGTAGCGGATACGTTGGCGTACAAAATTGCACAGAATCTGGCGGCGATCACGTCGCTAAATAGCAATTTGAGTAAGAGAAATCCTCCGTATGCAGAAAAAGCTTCTGGCGTGTCATATGGACTTCCAGATTATTCGTATGTCCTTGGAAATGCAGGCAATAAGAAAGGTACTGCATCTGGAGATGTTTATTATATTGCTGTAGATGCAAAGGGCAGGCTTTATGGTGGAGCGCAAGTTAATAATGCCACTGATATTACATGGAAAGAGACTGCCGAAAAGGATTATTTAGGCGTGACCCAATACAATGGCGTAGACTACATTTCTCTGAGCGGGAAATTATCCAATATTGGTGAATGGGTAAAAAATAATGGTACGCCAGGTAAATGTACATTTGTTCGTGTAGAACCATCAGATTCTGACGGATATTTTGGTACATCCGGATTTAGTATCTTATGGACGCGCACTTCAGTTAACTATGGCTGGTGTATATTAATATCTGATAATCCCAAAATGGTAGTTTTTGGTCGGAATACTGTTGGGTGGAATTGGTATGCACCTACCTTAACGCAAGTATCATGATTTTTTGTATGAAACTGTGGTCACAATACTTTCACCATTTTGAGTCGATATACTATTATTCCTAACCAAGTTTGATTGTTATATGATTTTTGCTAAAAAAGCAGTTACTTCTTTTCCTGATTGAATACTCATGTTACTTACAGAAAAATCACCACCCCAAAAGTCAGCATC